GGTATACCCCGTATGAAAATCACGCGAAAACCGAACAAAAAAGACCGCGCCCCCCACAACTTCAAACAAAGTCCCCTTTAAAAATGTTTCGGAAAGGGCATATATACATACAAAAATAAGAAAAAATCTGAAAGGCGGTGAGAGTATGGCAAATTCAGCAGTACCAATATCTTTGCGAGTTATAGACGGGTCAAAACCGAAGCGAAGTAACGAAGAAATTAGGCGCAGAAAAGAGAACGAAAAAGCACTAAAAGTTGCAAAAGATAAACTGAAACCACCTAGCTGGCTAGGCAAAATTGCTAAAAAAGAATTTAAGTACATTGTGCAAGAAACGCAATCAATCGAATTGCTGACAAACCTAGATGTGCATTCGTTAGCGGTGTATGCAAACGTTTATGAACAGTATGTACTGTGTAATCAGAGATTGTTGGAAGACGGAATCATCGTAGAAGCAAACAAAGCATCGGAAACGGTGACTGCTGCGCATCCATTATTCGTGAAACAAGCGCAGTTATTCGACCAATTACGCAAGATGCAAGCTGACCTAGGGTTATCACCATCATCGAGAGCGAAACTAGCCTTACACGCAGCCTTGACATCGGGCAAATCCAAAGAAGAGGAGGAGTTCGATAACGTATGAGTGGCTTAAAAGAGATGCTAGAGCAATATAGCAAGAGAGCGATAGAATCCGACCACGAACACTGTAAAAAAGCAAAATGGGCGTATATGCGCTTCCTACGAGATATTGAACGTGAGAATACGGATGAGTTTCCTTATGTGTTTGATGAAGAAAAAGCATTACGATTCTTACGATGGATGACGAATTTTAAACATAGTAAAGGAGTGTTAGCAGGTCAGAATATCGACCCTGCACCGATTCAAATGTTTATATTCGGTAACATTTACGGATGGGTGCATCGAGATACGAATTATAGACGATTTAGAACATCGTATTGGCAGGTAGCACGTAAGAATGCAAAGACACAATCGAATGCGTGTGTAGCTAGTTATGAAGCAAGTGCATTCGGAGAGCCTTACGCAGAAGTTTATATCGGTGCAACGAAAACAGAGCAAGCTAAGATTCTGTGGAATGAAACCGATATTCAAATTCGAAATAGTGCGTTTAAGGATAAATTTAAAAGAGCGTATGGAAAAATCACTCATGAAAAATCGGGTGGCTTTATTCAAGCGCTATCTCAAGAAGCGGGAAAAACTGGTGACGGTTTAAACCCGCAATGTGGATTGATAGACGAATACCATGCACATAAAACATCCGAGATTTACGAGGTACTAAAATCAGGGCAGGTAGCACGACCACAACCATTAATTAGTATTATTACCACAGCAGGGTTCGACTTATCGAATCCTTGCTATAAGGAAGAATATAATTACGTAACTAAATTGCTAGATCCAAACGATGATACAGAAAACGAATCCTATTTCGCTATGATTAACGAATTAGACGATGGCGATGATATTAAGGATGAGCGTAACTGGATAAAAGCGAATCCGATTGTAGCAACTACTGAAGAAGGTATTAAATTCTTACGTGACGAATTACGAATCGCATTGGATGTACCTGAAAAGATGCGTAATTTCTTAACTAAGAACATGAATAAATGGGTAGATATGCCTGAAGCAGGGTATATGGATATGGAAAAATGGAATCAAGCAGAATTAGAAGAAGACGATTTTGCAGAGTTCGCAAAAGGTGCAAGTGTGTATTTAGGGTTCGACTTATCCATGACTACCGACTTAACATCCATCGGACTGGTAGCACGTAAAGGAAACGAGTATCGGGTGAAGCAATTATCATTCATGCCTAGCGATAAATACTATGAGCGTATTTCGAAGGATAAGGTACGTTTTGATGTGTTTAGAGATAGGGGCGAATTAATACTCACTGATGGTTCTATCGTTGATTATACGCTTGTTAAATCGTACATAATGAAGTTTTGTAAGGACTATAACGTGCAAGAAGTATGTTACGACAAATGGAATGCAGTCCAGTTAGTGCATGAGTTAGAACAGGAAGGATTGTTGATGGTAGAAATCGAGCAATCAATCCGAATGCTGACGGATGCGACAAAGAAATTCAGAGAGTGCGTGTATAGTAACACGTTGAAACATTATCAAGATAAATTATTGAAATGGTCTATGGGTAACGCACGATTGGTGGTAGATGCTTCCGAAAACGTGAAAATCACGAAATCAAAGAGTGTAGACCGAATCGACCCTGTTGCTGCATTACTAAACGCATTTAAACGTGCTGTGGAAGGACAAAGAGCTGAAGACTTTAACAAGATTATTTTAAGTGATGATTGGGGGTTTTAGATTGAAATATTATGATTTAATCTTCCTACTAGGAATACTGATTATATTAGGCACAACGTTTTATATTGACTTGATTATAGGTCTATATGCAACGGGTGTCTTTTTTAGTGCATTCGGATTTTTAGTAGCAAGTAAACATAAAGAAAGGGGGTGATATATGAATGTTAGAGAGCATAATTCCTAGAAAGGCAGTAGAGAGTGTAGCAAACGGTGAAACTGGTTGGGAATCTGCATTCCAGTACCTAGTGGATAATTCTGTAAGAGCAGGAAAGATACCACCTACCGCAAACAATGCGACACAATTCGCTACTGTATATGCGTGTATTAACGTATTAGGCGATGATATTGCAAAGCTACCGTGGAAATCATATAAGAATCATAAAAACTACATTGAGAAGGATTCATCGAGCGATGTATCACACGTATTAAACGTGCGACCAAACCGCTTTATGAATCCTTTTGTGTATAAAAAATTGATTATCACGGATATATGCACATACGGAAACCACTTTTCGTACATTTCATTCGATAAACGGGGTGAAATTGACGAATTAATTCCCCTTGACCCGTCCAGCACACAGGTAGTTGTGGACAGAAAAACCCGTGAATATGGCTATCAAACGACCTATAAAGAACAACCTATCACGTTCTTACCACACGAAATTTTCCACATTAAAGCCTTGTCAAAGGATGGAATCGTAGGTATTTCACCACTTCAATCGATTCGTGAGCAAATGTCCACGATGGATATTGCGACTGCGTTCAATAAAGGAATGGTTGAGAAAGGCGGTTCACCGCAAGGAATTTTAGAAGTGGACGGTACGTTTGACAAGGAAGTTAAAACAAAGATTCGTGAAGAATGGCAACGTGTAAATTCAAATGAAAATATCGCAGTTGTGGACTTAGGAATGAAATATAAACAAATCGGTATTTCACAACAAGATATGCAATTCCTAGAAATGATGAAATTCTCACAACAACAAATTGCAGCAATTTTCAAAGTACCACTACACAAAATCAACGAATTAACACACGCAACGTATACAAACATCGAACACCAATCCTTAGATTACGTGAAAAACACATTACAACCGCTAGTCACACAGCTAGAAGAAGAAGCGAATTACAAGTTATACACGACTAAACAACGAAATGAAGGACATTATTGCAAGTTCAACATGGACAGTGAATTACGTGGAGATAGCGAAAGTCGTGCGAAAGTGCAACAAATCAATCTTTCTTACGGCATGAAATCACTTAATGAAGTAAGGGCGCAAAACGAAGATAGTCCTTATGAATCTGAACTAGCGGACAAACCATTAATGACATTGAACCTTGTTCCTTTAGATATTGCAGTTGAAGCAGCAACGAATCGTTATGGAGCAAGTCAACGTGACCCGAAAGGAGGTGAAGACGATGGAAAAGGAAATGCGAATACTGACGAATCTAGTGGAGATTCGAAGTGATGAAGGAGAAACACCCGTAATCACTGGATATGCACTTAAATTCGAACGTTGGAGTAAACCGATGTACGGATTTAGAGAAAAACTTGCTAGAAACTGTTTAGACAATGCAGATATGACTGACACAGTGGCGCTTATTAATCATGATTACAACCTTACTTTAGGGCGTGTGGGATTGAATTTAACGCTTGCTATCGATGACATCGGATTGAGATTCGAAATTATCCCGACCGATACAAGCTATGCAAAAGACTTACTTGCAAACATGAGGGCAGGAATCATTACGAAATGTTCATTCGCATTCACGATTGACATAGACGGTCAAGAGTGGAAAACGGGTGAAGAATATGACGAACGAACGATTACAAAAATTAAGAAATTGTATGATGTTTCGATTGTGACTGACCCAGCGTATGACGATACCGAAGCGGTAACGAATATGCGCAGTTATGAAGAATTTAAAAACAATAACCGTAACCGTGAAATCGAGTTACTAGATCTAGAAATGGAAATTTTAAAATAAAAGGAGATTTATAAAATATGAACGAACGTGAATTAAGAAAAGCATTAGCAGAAAAACAAGAAGCATACAACCTTGCTAAAAAGGAAGGTAAATCAACTGAAGAATTACGCTCTATTGTGGACGAAATGAAAGAATTACGTGCGCAATTAGACTTAGAATTAGAAATGCGTGCAAACTCTATTCCAGAATCAAAAGAAGTGGTAGAACCAGAAGTACGTAAAGAAGAAGTGGATGTTGAAAAAGAATATCGTAATATCTTTATGAAGATTGTTCGCAACCGTATGACAAACCAAGATAAAGAAAAATTACACGATTTAGAAGAACGTGCAAAAGATAACCCAACAGCAACACCATTCTTAAAATCTGACACAGACGAAAACGGTGGTTACATCGTACCTAAAGATGTTAAGACTGAAATCAACGAATACAAACGTACTCAATTATTCGACTTATCAAAATTAGTTACTGTGGTAACAACTAAATTCACAAAAGGTTCTCGTGTGTTTGAAAAATTAGAAGACCAAACAGCGTTTGCCAATATTGATGAATGGGATAAAATTGAAGACATTCCAGCACCTAAATTCGAAAAGAAAGAATATGCGATGAAATCATTCGCAGGTATTCTTCCAGTACCACGTCAATTATTACAAGATACTGATGCATCACTTATGGCATTCTTAGCACGTTTTATTGCTAAAAAATCATTGTTCACTCGTAACTCTCAAATTTTAGCAATCCTTAACGGGTTAACAAAACGTACTAAAGACATTGTATATACAGACGATTTAAAAGCTATCTTAAATAAAGAATTAGACGGTGTGTTCACTGCTGGTGCTAAAATCGTTACTAACCAAGACGGATTCAACTGGTTAGATACTTGCAAAGACGAAAAAGGTAACTACTTAATGCAACGTGATGTGACATCTTCTACTGGATTCTCATTATTCGGACATGAAGTGGTAGTTGTTCCTAACTCTACATTAAAATCAACAGGTACAAAAGCACCTGTATTCGTAGGTGACTTAAAAGAAGCTGTAATGTTATTCGACCGTGGCGAATATGAAGTGTTATCTACTGAAGTAGGTGGCGATGCATTCCGTCGTAATTCTCATGACATCCGTATTATCGACCGATTCGATGTACAAAAATGGGATACTGATGCAGTAATTGCTACACAAATTGATGTATCAAAAGACCCTGCGTTTCCTTCTACTGGTAAAAAAACACCAGCAGCTTAATTAGATAAAGGGGGTATAGATGTATGATTGTAACCCCACAAGAAATAGCAACAATCCACAGATACGATGAAGAAGAACTTCCGTTCATTATTGATTTAATCAAGGGGGCGGAGTTCTTTTTGTATACTGCTGGAGCATATAAACCGACTAACCCACTGACTAAGCCCGTTGTGGAATTAATCGTGGGTTTTTGGTTGGATAATCGGGAATCGAATTATACAGATTACATTAAAATCGGGCAGTTTCCGTTGGGTATGCAGTCGCTTATCTTATCGGTTAAATACTCACAGGGTGAAAACGAATTGCCTGTGCAAGAATAGGTGGTGTGGATCATGAAGAAAGTAAGAGCGAAAGATTTCAGACACCACATTCAATTCTACGAGCAAAAGGATGTTCCAAATGGTCGTGGATATGATACGCAGTGGATTCCAGTATTTAAATTATGGTGTAGGAAAAAGGTAATCTTCCGTGAACAGCTTGAATCTGTAATATCGGGTGGGAATACCTTACGTGACCGTAAAGAACTGGAAACACGATACACAACGAAATTAACCACTGAACATCGGTTTAAATACAAAGACAAACTGTATGAGATTTCGATTGTGGGAGATTCAGTAGGAGATTGCAAAACGATACGTTTCTTAGGTGAAGCAGTTGTGGACGGTGGTGCATAAATGGGTGGCAATTTAGAGATAAAAGGTATTGATGAAACTTTAGCTAAACTACGTAACATAAGCGTTACGGTTGATAGAAATAAAAATCGAATCATCCGTGACAGCGCAGAACCTTACATGGAAGCACTCAAAAAAATCACACCGTATGATTCAAGAGAGAATCGTAGACATCCACAACACGCAAAGGAACACATACGTCACTTATACACATCTGACGCTG